AATGAAAATTTCGCACCATCTGGTTACGTTGCTTTAGCAGCCTAACAAAGGGAGCTGGCCACTTGCTTAGCAACAGAAAAGTGGCAATTCATTTAAACAATAGAAAGGTAATAAAATGAAATTCGTTACGACAATTGCGGCAGCAGTATTGCTAGCCGGAGCAGCACAAGCAAAAGACATCACTGTAGCTGGTCAAACACTGTCATTAGGGGCAGAAGCAGACATGAACTATACAACAGGTGTAGAAGCTTGGGCATTGGATTTCACTCCATATTTAGGCGCAGAAATTATGGGCTTTGGCCTTACTGTAGAAGCTCCAATGAATTTGTTAGATTTGGACGATCAAGGCCTTGATGGAACATTTACCGGTTTAGAATTCACTAGCCGATATGTACTCACAGACAGCATGAGTGTCTATGGGGAAGTAGCTACTAACAAAGATCTAGAGTTTGGCGACACCACAGTAGGTGCATCCTTTAAATTCTAAGTTAGACTGCATATATTATTGGATATTATTGGATATTATTGAATATAAGAGGGGTGCAGATTTTGCATCCCTTTTTTCGTTATAAATAAAAATAAAATTGGAGGTTTTTGTTATGTCTTTAAAATTAAAAGAATTAACGTGGGCACATCACCAAGCTGCAGAACGCAGAGCATTCGCTAAAGAATTGCTATCAGGTAAGATAGATCCCGCACTATATCACAAGTTTTTATGTTGTCAATATATGAACTATAACGTTCTAGAAGAATTGGCTATCATTCCACCTAATCTAAACAAAATTCATAGATCTCGTAGAATATTTCAAGATATCCGAGAGCTAGAACAAGTACATGGATTTGAGCCACCTAACGAGTATCCAGCATCTGTTGCTAAATACGCTGCTCATCTATATGCATTAGGTGATGCTGATAATAATCAAGCACTACTTGCTAATATGTATGTACGCCACTTTGGTGAATTACATGGTGGGCAAATGATTAAAAAGAAAACACCTGGATCAGGACTCATGTACGAGTTTGAAGGTGACACAAAAGTTCTTATTGAAGAGTTTAGAAAGCTACTTGATGATAGTATGGCTGATGAAGCTAAGAAATGTTTTGACTTTGCTTCAGAATTATTTGACGAATTGTCGAAAGAAATCGTTGACAAAGAGTAGTTTCTATTATATAATAGTATTATAAATCAGTTAACATTAGGAGATTGCAATGCGAGTAACACCTGAAGATATTGAAAATAAAGACATGAGTAAAGCAAACCGGATGGAAAGAAGTGAGACTGCACGACAGCGCCGCAAAGAAACTAAACAAATGCGAGAAACTCGATTGATGAACGAATACGCCAAGAAGAGACGGGAAAAGAAAAATTGAATTACACCATCACAGTCCAAGAAGATCCAGAAACAGGAGAACTCTTCATTGAGTTCCCTGAAGACATGCTAGCAGTTCTGGGCTGGAAAGAGGGTGACGACCTTATCTGGGAAGGCAATAATAAAACCTATTACGTAAGGAAGAAAGATGCATCCACTTTGGGATAGACTAAACGATTATGCCGACCACATATGTGGAATGTTTAACGATCACTTTACTGAATACGAAGAACCTGCTATGGAAGATCTGCATTTTACAGATTGGAAAGATAGGTTCTGGCATTCAGATCAAGTCTATAAAGCACACTTAAAAACAATTGTACCTGAAGATGGAAAAGGTTTATGGCTTATGCACGTAAATGTATTTCCAGATCCAAGTGTAGAACTTCCTATATTAGGTTTTGATATTGTTGCAGGACCTAAAAAAATTACAGGTTCATTCATGGATTACAGTCCTTTACATGGATTTCCACACCCATATAACGAACATATGGAAAGAGCTGTACAAAATCTAGAATGGAATAAACCTAGAGAATTACCACCTTGGGCAAAAGAAATCTTTTCAAAAGATATGATTGCCGTTGGTAATATTAACACTGATGAAGAGCTTACTCAGTTTATTCAAGTAACATCTCATCTAGTGGAACACTACCTAGAAAATTTAGAGAGCAACGCATTCCCAGCACAAAGAGATATCGTTCCTCATCTAAATAAGTACTGCCAAAATCAAAAACTCAACCCACATTTGCATCGTTCAATACTTGCAATGGGAATAACCGAGGAAGATAAAGATCGTTACGTAAACGATGTACTGTTCGTAGAACAATAAATCAAGGCATATATAACATGAAAATACGTAAAATAAATCCTATTTTACCAACAAAACCGTTGACAGTTAACGGTTGTTGTGATATAATTATTATAACAAGTAAGAAAACAACTGTTACATTTGATAATCATAAATTTGTTGTCTCAATTACCTACTGCTCTACATGCGGTAGTATTAAAGCAACATCTCACATTAAGGAGCATCCTAATGCCAAAAGTAAACGAATTTCTCGGTGAAAAATCTGGCCAGACTTTAAAGGCAGAAATTCACACAGAAGGTACTGAACATACTATTCAATATTATGTAAATAATAACTTGCAAAAAATGGAAACATTTCATGGTAAAAGTATTTTTTACGTAGAAGATGCAGCAACTAATTGGATTGCTGGCATCAAGGTGTTAAACGGCTGATGATTGAATTAAACTCACCGGCCCAAATCCTGGCACCAAGAACTCCCGAAAAAGTACATCACGAGATCGCAAGTATGTTAGCTAAAGGCGCAACATATATTGATGCTCTTGTAGAGTATGCACGGGTTAATAATTTAGAAATTGAAACAGTTGCAGATATTGTAAAGAAGTCTTCTATCCTAAAGCAAAAGGTAAAGGCTGAAGCTGTTAATTTGAGATTGGTACAATCAGATGATCAAGACATCACTAAGTTATGCGAATGAGGACTCTTATACTTGGTATGTAAAATACCTTGCTATGAAGAAACATTTCTCAGACGCAAAATACGATTATCACAAATATAATGGAAAGATAAGAGCGTCGTACGACAAGTTTAGAACACGTAACGACGCCTATTTTTTCGCAAAACTTGCTGATAAGGAAAATCCAGAAAAGCTATTGCTATCTAATTTGATAGTTAATCCAAATGCATGGATACGCCAAATCCTAGAAGGTGAAGGCGAAGATCGATATGTAGCTTGGCAGCGTAAGATGGACTCTTTAACACGAGTTTTCAAACAAGATCTAAAACAATTAGATGAGAATTATCAAGCCAATTTTACTTCTGTAGATGGGCAGCATCCATTGCTGATTACATTATACTTACAGAAAAAGATTGAACTTGAGACTATTACTATCCTTGCAACTATGTCAAATATTTTTCCCTATTGGGATGAAAAAGTAGTTGACAAAATCATTGCAGGTGATATAATAAAGCTTATAAGGAAGTATAAACCTTTCTTAGAAATTGATGAAAAAAAGTTTAAGAATGTTATTCGAGAACAGTTTTTCTGATATAAATAGATGGCAGGGCAAACACCTGCACATACATCGCAATATAACAAACGCTATATACAGCAAAATTAGGAGATACAAAATATGTCATTTGATGCATTAAAAAAGAACCGTTCATCATCACTCAATAAGTTGAACGCACAGCTCGAGAAAATTTCTACAAAGAGCTATTCAGATCCCAACGAAGGTAAAATGTGGAAGCCAACCCGCGATAAAGCAGGTAACGGTTTTGCAATTATTCGTTTCTTACCAGCTCCAGGCGGTGAAGAGATGCCATTCGTTCGTATCTGGGACCACGGTTTCCAAGGACCAACAGGTCTATGGTACATTGAGAACTCACTCACAACAATTAACCAAGATGATCCAGTATCAGAGTACAACTCTAAACTGTGGAATACTGGTTTAGACTCAGACAAAGAAATTGCACGTAAGCAAAAGCGACGTCTGAAGTATGTTGCAAACATCTTAGTTGTAAAAGACTCAGGAAACCCCGATAATGACGGTAAAGTATTTCTATACCAATTCGGTAAGAAAATCTTCGACAAACTAAACGATCTAATGAATCCACAGTTTGAAGATGAAACACCAGTTAACCCATTTGATCTATGGGAAGGCGCAAACTTTCGTTTGAAAATCCGTAAGTTTGAAGGTTACCCAAACTATGACAAATCAGAGTTTGACGGTCCATCACCACTATCTGAAAATGATGATGAGTTGGAACGCGTATATAACTCTGAGCACTCTCTACAAGAGTTGATCGAACCAAAGAACTTTAAATCATATGCAGAGTTGAAAACAAAACTCTATCGTGTACTTGCTCTTGATGAACAAGCATCCACACCAACAACTGCAGAGAATGATGATTTGGATCTATCTAATATGGGTAACACTCAGTCAGCAGCACCGGCACCAAGTATGCCAGCAGCAGCAGCTGAGCCAGTGTCAAGTCTATCTATGGATGACGATGATGATGATCTATCAATTTTCAAGGAGCTAGCGAATGGCTAATAAAGTCTATGAAGAAGTTCTAGACTTTGACTTTGGTTTCAGCTTTATTGATGAAGAACTTCAGGAAAAAGAAGCTGAAGCCAAAGAAACTATTCAACAGGTTAGTAACGAAAAGCAAACTTTGGAGGACCAGCTAACGGACTCCAAAGTTAAAAATGATGACCTTGAATATAGACTAGAACTGTTATACAAAGCAGTTACTCCATTCTTAGACAATTTATGTAAGAATGCTGATAAATCAACAATCTATTGGCCTGATCGAGTGAATAAGATCGAGGCCTATAAAGGAAAATTATTGTCAATTGTAGAGGGAAATTAGCATGAGTTTATTAGACAAACTTGTAAAAAACAGTACCATTAAACTTACTGCTCCTATTTCAGAGTCGAAGGTTTTTGGTAAAAAAGAGATGGCTCCAACGTCTGTTCCAATGGTGAACGTGGCTTTGTCGGGCCGTATAGATGGCGGTGTCAGTCCAGGCCTCCTTGTCCTAGCTGGTCCATCGAAACACTTTAAATCAGCATTTGCACTACTTATGGCAGCTGCTTTTTTAAAGAAACATAAAGACGCAGCTCTTTTGTTTTACGATTCAGAGTTTGGTACACCCCAAGCCTATTTTGAATCCTTCGGCATTGATATGAGTCGTGTAGTTCATACACCGATTACAGATGTTGAACAACTTAAGTTTGATATTGCACAGCAATTAGATAATATCGACAAAGGTGACAAGGTCATGATTATCATCGATTCAGTTGGTAACTTGGCTTCTAAGAAAGAAACACAAGACGCACTTGATGGTAAATCAGTTGCAGACATGTCTCGTGCAAAAGCTCTTAAATCTTTGTTTCGTATTGTTACACCGCATCTCAATCTTAAAGACATCCCACTTATTGCAGTCAATCACACTTATAAAGAGATTGGTCTGTTCCCGAAAGATGTTGTATCTGGTGGTACAGGTATCTACTATTCAGCAGATGCTATTTGGATCATTGGCCGACGTCAAGAAAAGGTTGGTACAGAAATTACAGGCTATCACTTTGTTATTAACATTGAGAAATCTCGCCATGTAAAAGAGAAATCTAAAATTCCAATCTCAGTATCTTGGGAAGGTGGCATCGTCAAGTGGTCTGGTTTAATGGAAGTTGCCGAAGCCGGTGGCTATCTAAACAAACCAAAAGTTGGTTGGTACGAAGCTCTCAATCCTGAGACAGGTGAAGTACTATCCGAAAAACTAATGCGAGCAAAAGAAATCGTTGATAACTCTGAATTCTGGCTTAACTTAATGGAGAAAACAAACTTCTCTACATTCATTAAGGAGATGTTTACAATTGGTGCATCCGGTAGCATTATGCGTGAAGATGATGAAGTCATTGACGACGAAGATGAGGCATTAGCTAGTTAAAAGGTTGACATTTTACATTATGTATGTTAATATAATAACAATACTTGAACGTATCGGCAGGTTAATCTCTGCCGGTACTCAACCTAACAACTGGACACCTCAATGATTGAAACAACTGTACTATCAAATTTAATTTTCAATGAAGATTATTTTCGTAAAGTATTTCCCTATGTTAAGAAGGATTACTTCGAAGACAATAATTCAAAGAAAATATTCGAAGCATACTCTGAGTATGTAGAAGAATATCGAGAGCCTCCTTCAGTAGAGGTTCTTAAACTTGTTATGGACAAACGTAAGGATCTAAATGAAGATGCTTATAAGAATGTTATGGCAAGTCTCGACCAATTAAAAACAGACGACAAGACAGATCAAGAATGGCTTGTCAAAGAAACAGAGAAATTCTGTCAAGATCGTGATTTATATAATGCAATTCGTAAAGCTATCCTAGTTGTTGATGGCGCTGAAACTGAGATGGGTAAAGATGCTTTGCCTGCTTTGTTACAAGACTCATTAGCAATTAGCTTTGATACAAGTGTTGGCCACGATTATCTAGAAGATTATGAAAGCCGATATGATTTCTATCATCGTAAAGAAGAACGTATTCCTTTTGATATTGAAATTCTAAACAAGATTACTAAAGGTGGTTTACCTCGTAAATCAATGACTGTATTACTCGCTACCACAGGTGGTGGTAAGTCTCTTGTCAAATGTCACATGGCTGCAAATGCTATGTTGGCTGGTAAGAATGTTCTATATGTTACTATGGAAATGGCAGAAGAACGT